AAGCGCTCTTTGATTAACTGAGCCTGCACAATAGGAATGACCTTACCTTTGCTGGTAAGAGCCTTTTTATATTCCTGTAAGTGCCATGGTGTTTCAGTCATCGTTTATCCCGCTCATCTCTAGAAAGTCATCTTCAGTAATTATCACGTACCTACGGTTGTTAAGGTCAAACTGCAATACAGGAAGGCGATCTTCCAAGATGGCACGTTCAACTAACTCTGATAGGTCTTTATGTTTAATGGTGATTTGTTTGGTGTTGGTGGTGAACTTGTTCTCAATCAAGATATCGGCAGTGCGTACGTCATTCTTACGCAACCAACCTGATCCTGAGCCTGCATTACGACTTCCTTTGTAGGACTTAGCGCTTCGCTGTTCCTGTTTCTTGGATGTCTTATTAATGGCTTTGCGGTCGTCACCACCAAGGATCATTCAAGACCAAACTTTGCAAACACTTCTTTAGTGATCTTGTCTCGCAGGTCAAGGTCTTCACGAACTGCTTGAAGCACTCCGTCTTTACCTTGCCACTTTTGGTCTCCGTAGGAGTAGTAGGCACCTGCACGGGTAACCAACTCATAAGCAATTGCAATGTTGACAACGTCTTTTACAGTGTCATACTCACCACGACTGAATCCTGTGGTATCTGCAAAGTAGTAGTCAACTACAGCAACTTGCTGTGGTCGGTACGTCTTGTTCTTCATGGTACGAGCCTTGATCGTTTGACCTACGGTCTCGTCCTTGGCTTTGATCCACTCGTCACGCTTTACTTCAACACGGCAGAAGTAATGGAAGTTCTTAGCCTTACCACCTGGGGTAGTGCGGTTGTCTCCCCACATCACACCAATCTTCTCACGCCACTGGTTGATCATGATGCCTGTGCACTGGCGCTCATCATGAATCAGTGAGCGCTTCTGTGACTTAGAAGACTTGCGGAAGAACTTACCTGTGAGGCGAGCACCAAGACCTACGGTGAACTCTTCCATCATCTTTTCTGATTCGTCACTTGGTACGAGAGCAGGGAGTGAGTCAATCACGATCATGTCAACGGCACGGTTGTCCAGTGCTTTAATGACAAGGTCATAAACCTGTTCCATGATGTTGGACTCAACGACCCACAAACGGTCAAGGTCTACACCAATGCTCTTAGCATAATCAGGTACGTATTCTTCAGCCGCAATCCAAAGCGCTGTAAAGTCTGGGTCAAGTGCTTGGTTAGCCGCAATGGTCTTGTATGCAAGTGCAGTCTTACCTGAAGACTCTTCACCGATGATTTCACTCCACTGGTTAGCAGGCCAGCCTCCACCAAGCATGAGGTCATAAGCAAGAATGCCTGTGGTGATGCGAGGCATTAACTCACGAACGGAACTGCCCTTAACGAGCGTGCCGTCTCCGTACTTCTTGTTCATCGCATTGATGATTGAATTGAGTGATTCGTAATCAGTCATTTAAACTCCCCAACTAGATCCGTCGCCTTGTGAAAATCTGCCGTTCCAACCACACGCATAACAACGTGGTGCTGGCTGTGCTCCGTTGATCATACTGTTTGATCCTCGTCCTACACGGCTGAATACATAAATACTTCCGCATTCAGGACAAGTTGAGTTGCCTTCTTTACGAGCCGCTTCTCCACCTTTCCACAAGCGAATTGCATCACTCATGTTTAGTTGGTCAGTCGGTAAACGATTAGGGTCTAACAACTCTTGGTTACCCTGTTGTACCTGCTGTTGTGGCTGTGCAACAGGGAAATTTAGAACAGGAGAAGTTGGGGGTGTTGCGTACGTGCGAGGTGCTGTTGGTTTCTCCCCTGCAATCTTTTTACTCCACCAGTCACTCATCGTCTTCTTCCTCCATCAGGTTGTCTAACATTATTAAAATTCTCTCTGAGTCCGCAAGTTTGTTAACTGCCGCCATACCGAACACTGTCAATATGGCAACAATCTCATCTTTAGGGGACACTAGTTTATCCGATTTCTCTAGTAGATCAGCAAACCAGTTAGCGCCTTCTAAGATTTCATTGTAAATGTCAGTAGCAATAAAGACGCCCCATCGGGACAGTACATCTGCGTATTCCACTTCTCTTACATCTTCTGATGGTGGTGAAAACCCCATAGTGTTGGCGTAGTCCTGCCCGTCAGGGACAGACAGCATAAGGTAGAAGTTACGCTGTTCTATTTCCTGCATTACTTAGCGTCTGCCCAGTTATGTGCAACGTTGCAAGACACCTTGAGTGGTACGCCACGCAAGATAACACCGTCACCCATGGCTTCAATAAAACGTGGCATGATTTCCTCCCAAGAGTTCTCTGGTACAGCGGTCACGATTTCGTCATGAACCTGTACCAACATCCTAGTGTCAGTTCCTTGGAGGGCTTTTTCAATGTCAATCATGGCAATCTTGCATATATCAGCCGCACTGCCTTGAACCACAGCGTTAATAGCCTGTCTCTCTGCTCTGGAGCGCTTCTCATCGTCTGTGGACTTGATATCGGGCAAACGGCGCCTACGCCCCGTCAGAGTCGTTACGTAGCCTTTGGCACGGGCTTGGGACACAACATGGCGCTTCCACTGGGTTAGCCCTGCAAACTGCTCGTAGTAACGGTTGATCATGTATTTGGCACGATCCTCAGGGATACCTGTAGTGCGAGCCAGTTTCATATAGCCACCGCCGTAAGCGGTCAAGAAGTTCACACCTTTACCAATTTGGCGTTCTTCGCTAGTTACCTCTGAAACGTCCTTGCCAAACAACAAAGCGGCGGCACCTGCGTGAATGTCAATGTCATTATTGAAGATGTGGATCAACTCAGGATCCTTAGAGAACATCGCCATGACTCGGAGTTCAATCTGGTCGTAGTCAGCCACCATCAAGGTGTAACCCTCGGGAGCAATAAAAAGGCTACGAATACTGGACTCACGAGGAATGTTCTGTAGGTTCGGATTAGAAGCAGACAAACGACCTGTAGCAGTTCGGTGCAGGTTGTATGACGGGTGCAAACGACCCTTGGACAACTTAGGCAACAGTCCGTCAACATAAGTTGATTTAAGTTTCTGAGTTTCAGACCATTGCAAGAGCAACGTAATCGCTGGGTGCTTGGACTCCAGGCGCTTCAATGACTCTTCGTCTACTGATGGCGCTCCACCTTTGGTCTCCTTGAATGGTTTTAGTCCCAAACCACCTTCACGCTTCTTGTTAAACAAGAACGCTTGCTTGTGCTTTGTGGAGTCAGGGTTGAACCCAACGGGTGCGTACTTGGACAACTCCAACAGAGTGTCTCGCATCTTCCCGTCTAGTTCCTTACCAAGAATCTTTAACTGGAGATGGTCTACTGGGATGCCTTCGTTCTCCATCTGCATGAGGACACGAAGCACTGCGGAGTCTTGTTCAACAACTCGGGTCAGGTCATTATGGTGCTGGAGGTAATTAGACAGACGCTCATAAAGCATCCATGTCCAACGGGCATCAAGGTGTACATAACGAGCCGCTGAATCAAATGGAACCTCATCAATGATCTTGCCCAACTTACCTTCACGGGAATAGGCGTTGTGCTTGTCATAGTTATGTTGGATCAAACTTTCAAGTGAATAAGACATCAAGTTCTCATTGATGGCGTGCTGTAAGAGCATGGTGTCCCTGAATGGATTAGACGGGACTTCGTTGTAGTACTTGCTCAATGAGCGAGCATCAAACTTCACGTTGTGCCCAACTTTAATCAAGTCACTAAAAAACAGAGGGCGCAACTCTTCAAGTACAACGGAGCGAGACAGTTGCTCAGGTACTGGTGAGTATTGCGCTGGTATGTGGTAACGAGCCTTAGCGGTGGACTCTTGACCGCTCTTAAGAACTTTGCGGTAACCCTCAGGTGGGACAGTAGTACCGTCACCAATCTCCTCGGGTACCAAGATGGAACCACGACTGTGCCCCATAGGGATTGCCCATGAGTGTCCTTTAGTAGCGATACCTAACCAAAAGACTTCGTTGCGCAAAGGATCAAGCGCAAGCATCTTGCGGTAATCGCCTTCTATTTTCTCCCGTGCTTTACGAGCGATGTCGGGGGAAGGGTTCTTGAGTTTTGCGACATGCGCTTTCCATTCCTTTTCAATGTGTTCAAGAAGGTCGGGATGGCGATCAAGGATTCCACGGGACTCAATGTCAAACGCAAAAGCCCCAACGTTTTGGATAACTTTGATGATTTCATGTAGTTCTGCGATGGTAGACACAACATGGGGCGCTTGGCGCCCCATGTCATTGTCGTTAGTTGTGGTCACGGCTTATTTGTCAAAGCCGAGTTCTTCTGATGCAATCTGCATCAAATCACGCTTAGAAGGGACCTGAATGATCTCCTCGGTGTATGCACTCTCTGTAAGTTCAGCGAGTTGCTCAGGTGTAATCACTGCAAGACCCCACTCTTCAAGGTCAGCCGCTTTGACCATCTGAAGCAAGGTGGACGATGTTGCGCCCTTACCTGTGCGTGAGATAGCCCAGTAGTGCTTATCAAGAGGACCTGTGCGGTCGCTGTTGTGGAAGTTCTTCAACTGGTCAATTACTCGTGGACCAATTTCCAATGAACGGAGCGCTGGCTCTTCACCTTCGGTGAGAAGTGCAACGTTGAAATTGTGACGCTTGGATGGGCGACTACCTGCTTTGCAAAGTGGGCAATCCTCTCCGATACAAACGAATGACTTCTGACCAGAACGCTCAAGCCAGTGCTGACCATACGAAGCATATGGGGCATCACCAATGAAGCGAATGATCTGAGTGTCTTCGGTCAACTTAAGACGGACGGCGTAGTTGCTGTCGCCTGTCTTTACGGAGTCAACACCGCTCCAACCACTGCGGACAACACGGCGTGCTTTTGGAGCATCGTCTTCGTCTGCAACACGGGCTGGTCGTGGCTTGGCTGTAATCTCATCGTCATCGTTTGAGACGATTGGCTTCTTACGAACGACAGGTTGAAATTCCTGCTCGTCATCTTCAAATTCATTAAATGGCATCGTTTTTCTTTCTATGAGTTATTTTGGATAGTTTTTTGATGTGTGATTTGCAAACCCTGCCCAGTCTGCTTGCGCAGTATCTAGTTTGAAGGTTTGTATTGCATCAAGTAGAAACTCTACCTGTGCTCTGCTGTAAAGCCTACGACCTTTTACAGATTTATTAGGAATCTGTGCAGTCTTCGGAGCGGGAGTGCGATAGGTGGCTTTAGGTACCCACCCACGTGTTTCCCACATACGAATTGTTACGGGCTTTCGGTTTACAGCAATTGCTAACTGACCAATAGTAAACATTTGCATGTCTTCTCCATTGATCCGATAGACCTTGTAGCGAGCGCCATTAAAGCGATCACTTAATAATGAGTTTTGTTTCTTAGAAGAGGGGCGATTCTTAGGCGCACGAGAACCTGGGAAGTCAGGCAGGTCGCCAAACATCTCAAGTGCTTTGTCGCTCACGCTTTGAATGCCCACGTTTCTTTCTCAACATAGAACGAAGTAACGGTCTCTTCATGGTCTTTGTGTTCCCATGCAAACTTAACAAGGTTGTCCTCGTCTACGACTTCTACAACTTTCTTGATGGTGTCCCAATAACCATTGGAACGTGCCCACTGCTCTACAGCCATGACGTCCAATGAACGGGAGATACGGCGTTCACGCTTCAATTCAAATGAACCAACTTTGAGCCATTGATGACCCTTGTCATCGGTGTAACCGAAAACGGTAACAGCCTCGGCAAGTTGCTTCTTCATATCACCTAGGCGCTTTTCAAGAA